CTGAACCAAAACCCCTTGACAAGGCCACAAAAGGGAGATCTATATTGACTCGCGGTGTTTGCGAGCATATAGACGAGATTCGACCTGATAAACTTGCGGTAGATACGCCATGGATTGCTCACGCAGAGGCTGTTGTCTCTGGCGCTGAACGTTTCATGAAGCGTACTGACCCAGTTTATCATCGAGTCTCGGCCATAGCCGAATCCGGATGGAAGACACGTGTAGTTACCGTACCATCCGGTGACCTGATTGCAGGGGGTGACCTTGCCAGGTCTGCTCTGTTTCCAACAGTCCGTGATGATCCTCGATTGTCTGTTGTCGACGAGGGACTTGCGCTTCGTGAAGTTGAGAGCTTGAATCTCGAAACTTACGAGCGCTTGGTCTCTGCCGACCTCAAGAAGGCAACCGATGGATTTCATCACGAGGCTATTAGAGCAGTACTTGATGGAATGCGAGATGCTCATGTTCCTGAGCCGATCGTTGAGGCAGCTGGGAGATCTCTTGGTGTGATGGGACCACGTCATGTTGTGGTGTACCATCCCAAGGACCTCTTGAAGTCTGTCTCTCATGATCGTCGCTTCCATAATCAGGTGACCAGCCGCCTTATCGACTTGGGTTGGGATGAGCAGTCTGACACTCTTGAGTTGACTATGCTTCGTGGTTCCCCAATGGGAACCCCCTGTAGCTTTACCATTCTGTGTACTCTTAATGGTTGGGCTGCAGAGCATTCTCGCTTTGCCAAGATCTGCGGTGATGATCTGATCGCAGTTCTTGAAAAGTATCAAATGGACGAGTATAGTCGTCGCATAGGTGTCATTGGTTCCTCTGTTCATCCAACAAAGACTTTGGTCTCGAAAGTCGGAGGTGTCTTTTGTGAACGCTTTTGTTACCTGGTTGATAGTCAGATGGTGAATTACCCCATAATTCCTATCAAGCTCTTGACCTTTGGTACATTGCGGAGAGGTGCTACGGGGAGGTTGACTCCACCTAAGGGGATCCCGGTTTATCCGGGAGAGGTGGATAGCCCCCGTACCCTCATTCAACGACGTCTCCTCCGCCAAAATTGGGCGCGAACACGAAGAGTCTTCCGAACCTTGTGGAGGGATATCCGGGCATGCGCTCAGAAGAAGGGACATAGTCCTGATCTTCCGAGTGTCCTTGGTGGATTGATTCATCCGTCCAAGGGCTTGCATGGCGTTGGATTCCTTACAAGGGCCGGACTTTATCAGATTCTTCGGGGTGACGACCCCGTTCGAAAGCTCAATTTTGCGAAGTCTTTGTTCGCTCCAGCGAAACCCGTCGATAAAGGCAGCAGGATGATGATCGATAGCTACACGGCTGTTTCTAAGAACTTTGTAGACTCGAACATTGTGAACTATGATGTCCCTGACTTCGTCAAGGAACGAGTTCGCAACGATCCTAAAGCTGGTGAGCTCTATGGGATCGCCACGTTTGGACAGGTCTCCCAAGCAGAGGCCTTGTATTCCATTCGTGGTGCTAGAGTCTATGGCGCAAGGTTCCAAGAACAGCCCAACCGCCGAAGAATGTCTGCCTTGACCAAACAGTCCATTCAGTATGTGCCTGATAAGTTGGCACTGACTATTGGTAGACAAGGAGATGGACGTCTTCTTCAGGCGTTTGAGGTCTGGTCCTCCACCTTCG